AATGTTACTAACATATTATATGTTACTTGCAGACAGGCAAACAAGCCACCGACCCCCCACGCCCCCTCTTATATATATGTGTGACTCCACTCTAACTAAATTTTTTAAATTTTTCAAATTGTAATATCAATCAATCTAACTTGCACGTTTGACAGAGTTTACTAAACATAGTAATATGTTAGTAACAAAAGGGTATTTATAATATCAATTATTTATAATATGAATAAAATTGATATTACGGATAGCATTTGTTAGGAGGAAACAGTAATGCAATTCTTCCCATGGATGACGCTACCACCAAGAACTTCATATAAATGGCAAGGTGGAATGCCTGATACACCTAGTTATGCAAGTGGGACAGGAGTTGCTCCCCAACCACAAGATATTTTACAGCAAATAATTGGAGGTGGATTTAAACCTCCACCCAGACAAGCAGTACATCCACCCACAGACATGCCAAGTTTTACTAAACTCGAAGATTTATTAAGCATGTTACTTGGAACGCAGTTTACAACACCGAGGCTTGAAGGAGGTACACCATGGATGGGGCGTACACAACCTACGTGGGGTAATCCACTAGCTAATGCTATACATGGAGCTATGTTGCAGAAACAAAAGTAAAGGAATGAAAGGAGTAAATTATGGTAACGAGATTACAAATAACTTATCAGAGTCCAGAGATAGATGATGAGCTGGATAAAAATTTTTTAGAATTTTTAAATTCGCTTGACTTCGTATGCATTAATCGAGAGTACAGCTGGATAAAAATTTTTTAGAATTTTTAAATTCGCTTGACTTCGTATGCATTAATCGAGAGTACAATCATTTAACTTGGCATAGGGAATTATATTTTGAGAGGCAAAGTAAGGAGATAGGGAAGCATGAAAGTAACAGAAATCAAGAAGTTAAACTCACGACATAGACAAATTATGCGTGCAATCCTTGCTGGACGTACTCGTAAGTTTATAACTGATACAACGGGCATTTCTGAGTCGCAGTACGAACGTATCATTCGTTCTTCTATCTTTATAAAAGAAAAGAATAAGATGCAAGATGAAATACGGGAGGAAGCTATTCGCATAATCGCCGCAAAGGAAGCAGACCCAGTATCTCAAGTGTTGAAAGAAGGGGCGCTTCCAGCAGCAAAAAAGATGGTAGGACTACTTGACTCGAAGGATGAGAAGATTTCTCAAACATCGGCGATAGAACTATTAGAGATAGATGGGCGTAAGCCTAAAGCCTCTCCAATAGATGCACGAAGCATGACATTTGTACTCGAAGGAGAGTATGCTAAAAACATATCAAGGGCATTGGAGGATACCTCACATGGGGCAGGTAACACAAGAACAAATAAGCAACATGAAGAGGCTAGCTCTAAATAACTTCTACTTTTTCTCTCTTGGAGTACTTGGATATAATTATATAGATAAAGAAGTACACCTACCCATATGCAACTTCTTATCAGATGAAACAATTAAGGATAAGATGTTACTTCTTCCTCGTGGCTTTTTAAAGTCAACATTAACATCGGTCGCACTTCCTATTTGGTTAGCTATGCGAGATTGCAATTTACGATATCTAATCGTATGTAACAGTATGACTAATGCGTCTAATCATTTACGAAAGATTAGGAGTCAGTTTGAACGGAACGACCTTTTACATATTCTATTTCCAGAACGCATGCCTAAGTTCAAAAGGGATAGATGGACAGAGTTCTCAGCGACCATACCTCGAACGCAGATTGGGCTTGGTGAAGGAACTTTTGAAGCCGCCGGTATAGGAACTAACTTACCCTCTCGTCATTACAGTCGTGTAGGGGAAGATGACATTGTGACTGCAACCAAAGATGATGTATCAGATAGAGAAATGGCACCTTCACAAGAGGAGATAAATAAGGCTATTGGTTGGCATAGACTTGTCCCTTCTCTTTTCGACTCTCTTGAAGGAGGATATGTATACCATACAGCAACTCGATGGTGTGCTAATGACCCAGTAGACCATATAAGGAAGAACGAAACATTCTTCCGAATATATGAACAGAACCTTTACAAAAAAGTTAATGGTAAGATGGTAGATGATGGAGAGCTTATATATCCATCACGCTTTGGGCCCAAGGCTATTGAAAAGTTAAGAATGATTCAGGGTCCTTATATCTTCTCTACACAATATTTACTTAAGCCTGTACCGCTTGAGTTAATGATATTTAAGCCAAGCTACATACACTATTGCGATATTTTACCTAATATACGAGGAGAGTTCTATGCATATATAGACCCAGCATCTTCTGATGATAAGCGTGCATGCCATACGGCAATTATTGTTATCTTCTGTGGAGAGGATAAAAGGATATATGTTGTAGAAGTAATACGACAACAAGGTATGAGCCTTTCTCAGAGTGTAGACCATCTCTTTCGTATTGCAAAAGAATATAAGACTAGGCATATAGGTATTGAAGTAACAGGTTATCAGAAGCAATTGGAGAAGCAGGTTAGAGAAGAGATGATTAGGAGAGGGGAATACTTCCTTGTAACAGGATTTAATCCTACTCGTGGGCAGTCAAAGTCATCGAGGATAGAAAGTCTTCAACCACGATTTGCTAATGGTCAAATTTTTATCAAGCATGCGCATAAAGGACTCGAAGGTGACCTACTTGAGTATCAGGGAGTGGATAAGAGTAAGTTTATAGATACGTTAGATGCACTTGCAGGAGCTATTAATTTATCTCACTTCCCTATATATGAAAGGGAGCCAGACATCATACATACTGGAGTCACACTGGATAGTATACTTGATGAGCTTAGAGGTGTATACGAAGCTACAAAAAAGGGATACGGACTCTAACGTAATCTCAATTATTGATATTATGGGAGGTAAATATGGACGTTAAAATGGAAGATAGTGGAGAGCAAAATGATAGTGCACAGATAACTACATTTAAATCTTACTATAAAGGACTTATTTTAATAAATGGAGCAGCCACGATTTCTAACGTGACAATACATAACTGCACTGCCGCAGGTACACCATCTACAACTAATATGGTCGCTGAGCTAAGCTTGCCTGCAACTGATGGAGATTGCATATTAGATAATCCTGCAGGCGTGATAGAGTGTCCTGATGGAATAAGAGCAGTTAAGGTAGAAGGTACGGTTAAGTATCACGTAAGATATTCTGTCCAACCGGGATAGGAGGATGTTGTGCATCTAAAGAGAGTAGTAAGGAGAGATGGTAAGCTCTTTATAAAACACTTTGTAATAATCGATGCTATAGATGGCTCTAAAACCTATTATGAGGAATTAAAAGGAATTAAGAAGATTTTGGTGTGGCTATATAGTGGGTTAGTCGGATGGCTTGCCTTTATGTGCTGTATGGTTGGGTTGCTATTAACGTGATAGCAGCGTATGGTGGGAGATACGCATATCAACTGCCCGTTGAAAAAGACGTGGCTAAAGGTTCCGCCTTGCTGATAAGAGTTCCTTGGTCTCTTCTGAATCTTCGCGGGTATAAGATAGGCGAGGCGGTCATACATTGGCAAAAATGCTCTTGGGGGGTTCTGGAGGACAACCAGAGCCAGGTCGCCAGGGGATGCAAATGGCCATTTTCTGTTAAGTGAGGGGAGTTTCCTAGAGGGCATTCAAAGAAAGGGGATGATAAGATGCCAAATAGAGATAAAAAAGGACCTCGTAAAAGAAGTCCTAGACCAAGTAGACCTAAAGGTGGATTGAAAAAAGGTAAATGTAAGTAGAGGTGAGTTAGATGCCGCTAAAGGAAGGTTCAAGTAAGGAAACTATAAGTACGAATATAAAACATTGCATGCACGTTTATCATAAGACTGGTAAAGTGAGTGGTAATCCTGTAGACTCTGAAAAGAAAGCGATGGAGATTTGTTCAGCTATGGCCTATGATAGTGCTAGGTCGAGTGCAGGTAGCAGTGCATTAAGCAAGGCTATAAGAAAGAGGCGTAAATGATAGAAGGATTAAATGATGAAGATTTACTTCAAAAATGGAAAGATAGAATAAGAAGTGGGATTAAGTATCAAACTAAGTATGGTCATCCAGAGTCATGGGCTATATACGAGAAGAGACTAAGATGTGACTGGGAGGATAAAGGAGATATAATTCCTGTTAACCTTATCCATGCTTTTGGTAAGGCTATTATTCCAAAGGTATATGCTCGTAATCCTCGAGTTACTCTACGCCCTAATAATCCGCAGATACCATACGTGAAGCTTAAAGCTGCTGAAACTACGGTGAATTGGTATATACGCAAGCTGAATATTAAGCAAGAAATGAAGAAGATGGTAGCGGATAACTATTCCAATGGTAACGGTATATGCTTCTTTGGCTATGATGGAGAGTTTGGATACAGACCTGACCATGCTTCTCCCTTACTCGAAGGAATGGGAACTACGGATAGATTTGCTTCTACCATGAATTATATTGAGTATAATAAGAATATATTTCCAGGTTCTCCTTGGATGCTTAGAGAAAGACCATTAGATGTTATTGTACCTTTTGGTGCTACTTCAATATCTACGACACCTTGGATAGCGCATAGGTCAATAAGGTTAGTGTCTGATGTTAAGCTGGATGAAAGATACTTACCTAATAGAAAGCAAATAAAGGCTAACAGGCAAGTTGAGACTGAAGGAAGTTATTCTGACCCCATATATAAAGAGATGATGGATACTGATGAATATGTAGAGCTATGGGAGATTAGAGACTATAGAACTAGGATGATATATGTAATATCTTTTGACCATGATAAGTTCTTGGTTAAGGAGATAGATGAGTTACAATTTAATGACTTACCTGCGGCTGAAATGATATTTAATGAGGATTCTACAGGTTTCTGGGGTATACCAGATGCAAGGATTATAATGCCTCAGCAAGATGAATTGAATGAGATACGTACACAAGCAAGGGCACATAGAGCCGCAGCCACGCTTAAGGCAATAGTGCCTACAGGCGCTCTAACACCAGAAGCTAAAAAAGCGTTCCTTAGTGGTGAGGTCATGCCTGTTGTAGAAGTATCTGTGGATGACGTGAGGAAAGCTGTTTTACTTCTCCAGCCTCATGTACCTATGGACTTTGGTATTCTGTCCCAACAGGTACTGCAGGATGTTAGAGAAATGATAGGTATGGGACCTAACCAAGCATCTACATACTCCCCTGGTAGAAAGACAGCTACTGAAGCTACGATAGTTCAAGTAGCTTCTGAACTGCGTATAGATGAGAGGAGAGATGTTGCTGCGGATGTGCTTATCCAAGTGGCTAAGAAGATACTACAAATGGTATCTGCTTTCCAAGCTACTAGTGAAGGGACAATTCCAATTATAGCCCCTGATGGAACTGCTAAGTGGGCTACTTATCAGGCAAGAGATTTAATAGACGACTATGATTACATAGTAAATCCTGATGAATGTCTTCCTTATAACATGCAGATTAGAAAGCAAAATGCTCAGGAGTTATATGCAATAGGTGTACAGAACCCGCAGATGTTTAACGTTATGGAACTTACTAAGTTCTTACTTGAGCAATATCCTGAGGCTAATCCTGATAGACTTTTGAACCAGCCTGGTTGGGGTAATAATATGGAACAGCCTATGCCAGGAGCTGAACTAGGGAAGCAAATACAGAAAGGAATGGTAGGTGGAAGAGGTGCCGGTGTATAGGGTAAAATGCCAGCAATGCGGTAAGATATTTGATGAGTATGCTAAAGTAAATGGTATGAATAAAATAAAATGCAAGTGTGGAGGTAGTACAAAGTGGGTACCTACTACATGCAACTATCAAAGTGTTATGTTTGGTAAGGAGAACAAACCTTTGGTACTGGAACATATGACTGAGGTAGATGACCCTAATACGGTGAAAGTAACTACTAAGAGCCAGTTAAGGAGAGCATGTGAGGAACATAATTGCATATCTCCAATATTAGATTAATTAGAAAGGAGGGAGAACTATGAAAGATGTTTTAGAAGACTTGGCTAGCATTACTTTAAGAGGACCAATCCCTGATGAAGATAAGAAGATTTTAGCTAAGCAAGAGCCAGGTAAGATTGTTATTACTGGTGCTACGCCTGAGTCTACAAAGCTTAAGAAGAAAATGCTTCTTGGAAAGAAGAAGAAGACTTCTGCGAAAGAGAAGTTGCCAGAACATATTAGAAAAGTCTATATTGTGATAAATGATAAGAGCAAGAACGAGCCTATAACGGTTAAGTTCGCTGGTGATTGGACAGTAAGTGATTTGAATTTAGCTGGAAAGCATTTAATTTTAGAGTATAATATGTACTCAAGAAATAGAGCGATAGGAGGTAAATAGGAGGATTATTATGAATATACCTGACGATAAGGTAGAAATTACTGATGAAGAGGAAATCGTAGTTGCTGGAGTTACTCCAGATGATAGCGAAAAGAAGGAAGAGAAGGTAGACGATACTACTGAGGGGAAACCGTCAAAGAAGGAAGAAGAGCAAGAAGCAAGAATAAGGAGGCTTGAAGAAGGTAATAAGAAACTTATGGAGATGTTTGTATCTCCTGAGTTCTTTGCTAAGTTAGGAAGTTCTATGAAACCTGCACCCGTGAAGGAAGTGAAAGCTGCACCTACTGCAGAGGAACTGCAAGCGGAGAAGGACAGACTTGAAGCTATGAGTAGACAAGAGTTCTTATCCCATGCGTTATCTAAAGTAAGTACAGCTGCTACTGAAGCTATTAAGCCTGAGATAGATAAATTAGCTACTCAAATGTCTACATTTATCACCAGTCAGGCAAATGTTGCTGGAGAGTCTGTGGTTAAGGATTTTATAGATAGAGTGGGACAAGCTGAGTTTGATAAGTATGGTGCGGCTATGGAAGCCAAAGCCCGTAAAGTTAA